CGTCAGGAGACCACTTTTCAACAGGCCGTCAACACCCCTAAACAGGCGTGCGCCGATGACGGTCTTGAGGTGCTGTCGGTTCTTGAACACTCCGCCGGATCGCAGCAGCTTGACCTCACCAATGATGGTGATGAACGCGCGGAACTGCGTGTCAGTCAGCGCCGAGATCTCCGCGTCTCGGTGTGCGTTTGCTACCCACTTGAACCAAACCATGTAGTCCTCCGTCTGTGTTAGTGGCTGGGAGAGGTGGAGGTCGCCAGTCTCTCCCAGCCGTAGATGATGCCGCTCGACTTAGAACGGCAGGTCCTCAAGCGCTGTCTCCAGCTCAGGGTTGCCATCGTGCAGCCCCTTCGCCTTGGCGGCAAGCATTGCCTCACCCTCATCGCGCACCTGGGCGTTAGTCCAGGCGATGCTGGGCTTGCGCTGGCAGAAGGTGCCGTTCGACTTGCCGCTGCACGCGTAGAACGCGTTGTACGGCTTGCCAGCCTTGCTAATACCGGCAGGCTTGAACGACCACGCCGTGCGGTGGTCTGGGCATTCGCCCTCTGCGAAGAGCATTGCGGCTGCTACGGCCACATCACTCGTAGAAACCGAAGGCTGAGATGCCTTCACAGAAGCCACGGAGAGGGGTGTAGGAGCCACGGAGAGGCTCGCTCCTGTGCCTGACGCATAAAGAGACCGCCCCACACCGATCTGGGCAGCGCAGCGGCGCAGAGCGTCACTGGCTGCTGACTTGTATGGCTCGTCATCCTGTGCGCTGTTTGGGTAGCCAAAGTCCTGTCGGACGGTGGTCACGCCATCGATCACGGCGATCAAGGTGCCGTGAACTACCTTGGCGGCAGGGTCTGCCACCTTGACCTCAAACTGCCAGCCAGCCAGACCGAGCACATCGTCAAGGCGCTGAGCTACGGCTCGCGCATCGGCGTAGGTGAAGGTCATGCCGCCGCGCCCTGGGCGCTGCTTCAGATCCGTGCCGGTGAAAGGCGCTGCGAGCGCTGCTGCGATTTGCTTACTCATTCTCGTTCCCTCCTAATACTGTGACTGGCAACAACTTTGCGGCCGCCAGATTCATTGAGTCTGCCTTTGCTTCGTGACCACTATCAAAGATCGTTCCCTTCTTGACCTCCTCTGCTTCTGCCATATACGACTTGGCATCCCTCACCCCTAAGAAATACGCCTTAGGGAATCGCGTAAAGCTTGGCGGACCATTGCGGTCTTCGCCTGGTCCGAGTTGCAGATGCACAAAGGCGTAGTAGTCGACATCTTGGTGATCCTTGATGTAGTTGAAGACGCTGACCGGATCGCTCGGCCACGGAGCCTTGCTCCACACCTTGCTCTTCACCTCAACCTTCAAGCCGCACACCTCAAAGTCACGCTGTGTGATGTTGACAAACTTGAACGGCAGGCGCTCCATTCGTAGCACTGCGGCGAAGACGGCTTGACCCATCACGCCTGTCCAGTCGGTGTTGCCTTTCGCCTTCTCGGTACGGAAGCGCAGGTGATCGCTGCTCTTCGCCTCCTTGAACATCTGCTCCGCTTCGAGCAGGAGTGCGGTATCAACAGGTACTTCAATCACGACTGATCCTCCTTGCCAAAGACTCGGAATACTCGCGCCCCTGGCTTCTCTGAGGTGAAGCGCTTGATGGCTTCGCCGTAGGTGTCTGGCGCAACGGTGCGGAGCACATCCGCGATGCTCTCCCAGTCCACCTTGACGCTGCTCTTGTTGGTCTTCCAAGTGGCAAGCCACCCCTGACCCTTCACGCCTTCGCCGTCACCGATGGCTTCCTTGATGGCGATCGCCATCTCCTTGAGTGCAGCATCGGCAGCCTCTGCCTCAGCCTTCGCCTCAATGTAGAGACGCGCGATGTGATCGAGCTGCGGATCTGCCTTCGCGTAGGTGTTGCTGCTCTGCGGATTGACCTCCGCGAGTGTGTCGCTGTCGTTGCCGGTCAAAGGCGGCGGAGTCTTGGTCTTGACCAAGTCCAGGAACGCCACGGCCTTATCGAACAGCAGTGTCTGGTAGATCGGATCAGCCTCTACGCGCTCAATGCGGAACACCAGCCCAGAGAGCAGCACGGCGACATCGCAGTACGACGCGCCAGTGATGAACATCTGCCACTGCACCTGATCCACATACTCAGGTGGCACTGGGTACAACTGCCAGCGGCTGCTGGTTGAGGTCTTGATCTCTACGAGACCGTCGGTGTCGCCAATGATGGTGCGGTCCAGCGAAGCCATCGCCCACGGATGCTCCTTCAGGCGAACGATGCCATTCGACTTTCGCAGCTTCTTGCCAGTCTCCGCCGTGTAGTAGTCAGCGACTGCCTGCTCTAGCAACTGCCCACGCTGGGCTGCTGCTCCGACTTCCTGCTCACCGACCTGACCAGTCAACTCCGCCCAGAGTCGGTACGCCGTCTTGTACGGCGATGTGCCGTTGATCGCCGTGATGCCGGTGGCGGTGATGCCGCCCTTCCGCATCTCGAACCACTCTGGGCTGCGCTGTGGCGCTGATACAAACTCGTAACGCTTGCTCATACTTTCCCTCCAACTTCTTTAGTCCAGGCTGCCAATACCCTTCGATAGTTCTCGTTATTCTCAATCCAAGCATCACTGCCAATCGCATAGATACCTTCATCTTCACTTTGTTGATCTTTAGAATCTTTTGGCTGCTTTTGTTTTGGATTGAGCTTCTCTTCGATTGCTTCCTCATCAATCCTCATAGCGGCCACCAGACAGTTCACACACAGGCTGCCCCTATTTTTGTACCAGCGCCGATTGTTGCCCTTAGCACGACATACCGAGCACCCAACATCTTGCGATAGAAACTCTGCAACACATACCCTGCACGACATCTTTCCATTAGAGCGGATGAGGATGAACCGCATATCGCCACAGTGACCGCAGCGCTTTGCAGCCTGCTTGCTCACTTGACCACCTCCCAGATCACAACAGCGATAACCCAGGCGACCATCAATGCGATGGTGAACTTGGCGCGCTCTCGCGTTCGCTCTTGGCGCTCTAGGCGCTGGTACTCCGATGTGAAGTACGGCCGCACAACCATCTTGGGCGTGCTCTTACGATTGACTTTCACAGTGACCCTCCTACTACTAGCACGATGATGAAACACGCGATGAAGATTCCGTAGCCGATACCGTCAATGATCGCCGACTTTAATTGAGCGGCTTGGATCGATTCTCTTTCCAGCGAGTCGTAATCAGCTACGAAATGTGAGCGAACTACAAAGTTCGCAACCCTTTTGGTCTTCATAGAATCTGTCCTCCTGTATTTAGGAATTGAAGACAACCGTTGCGTCACACGCATCGCAGGCAGTCTCGCCAAGCTCGTCCTCAACCCAGTCAGATAGGCGCATACCTGGGTTTACCTCAAGGACACTGATGACGCAATCTTGGCAACGCGCCTCGCCATCACCGGTGTAGCGGAACAACTTAGCGGCGCTCATTAGCGTGCCGCCTGTGCAGCGTAGGCTGCACGGATGTATGGCTGGATCACATTGATCTCATACGACGAGTAAAGATCGAAGTAGTCGCCAGTGATCTCGTATGAGGCAACCATCTGCTCAAGTACGAAACCATCAAGCACCGTGAAGGCGATGAGGTACTTGCCGTCTCGGCGAATAGTCAGCCTCCAACCATTCTTGTATGGCCGGATGGAATAGGTCTTTCCATCAGTGAACTTGCCCTGTGTGCTCTTTGTCATTTTGACCTCCTTGTCAGTCCAGCCGAGTGGCTGTGTCCTGCCTGACATAGGCATCATAGGGTCAACGGTTCGCGCCTGTCAACCATGTTGCGTGAGTATCTTTTATGCAGGGTGGATAGCCCCTGGGTGGGGAGGGACCACCCAGGGGAAGCCGCCTAGGACGGCTGCGACAAGTCCTCTAGAGCGAAGGCGATGAGGAGCCGTAGGCAGATGCCACACAGGAGCACCTGCTCAGACTCGACCTCCCAGACCCTGCTCTGTAGCTCACAGACCGAGCAAGTGCCGTATGGGCGCTTGACTCGGACTGGCACGGCTTAGTCTTTCTTCTTGAGGCCGTAGGCGGCGTTATCACGGTCAAGCGCCTTGACCACGATCTGCAACCCAGACGCGAGACCGGCAGAGAGGATCGTGCGGAAGTCTCCGCCTTGGATATCGAGCAGTGGAATCCCAAGTCCGAGCGCCACGGAAATGGACACGGTTAGGAACCCACGGCAGAAATCCCAGAAAATCTCAAGGATCTGCGTGTTCGCGGCGATGTATGAAAGTGATGCCCAGATTCGGCTCATACCCTTTTCCTTTCTAGTCGCAGCGGCTGCTGCATTGATGACGGCGAGACCGTCTGCGGCGATCGCGCCCCAGTCAGCCTTGCCGATCTGATCCAACTGCGCCTGTACAGCGTCAGGTGTCTTAGTACCCTTTGCCACCTTTCGTGGCTCTGCGTGGCTCCTAGGTGCCTCTACGGCGACTTTAGGAGCAGGTGCTGGCGTAGGTGCCGCAGGCACGACTGGCGCTACCACAACTGGCGCAGCGGCAGGTGCTGGAACTGGAGCCGTTGCCGGAGCAGCGACTGGCAATGGAGCGGCGACCTTGCCTGGGTGCGTGACGATGAGCAGGCACTTGTAGTCAACGCCAGCCTTGCCAGCCTTGAACTTACTATTGGCGATCTGTCGGAGCTGCGCCTCAGTGACTGGCACGCCGTAGCGTTCAGCGGCGGCACGCTCGTCCCTAGTGGGACAGGCGAAATACCAAATGTTCTCCTCCGAGTCAAAGCCAGCCGAAACCATATGTCCGTAGCCAGCGGTGACGGTCTTAGGGTCTTTCTTGGTCCAGTAGCGCTTCCAACCGTCGTGCCACTTGCTGATCGGTACGCCTGCTGGATAGAAGGCTGGTCCCTGCTGTACCCAGATCTGTAGAGCAGCGCCGCCCTTAGCGGCTGCGACCGCGTCCGCCCAAGACTTCGCGTAGCGAGCCTTGCCACCTAGGTGCGCGATGACCTTCGCAGCCTCAGGCAGAGAGCCGCCGTTGTCGGACTTGCCCTGAATATCCTTGCGGCCAGTGACCTTCTTCATTGCTGCTACGCCGTCAGCGGCGCTGTAGTCCACCGTGTAGCCAGAAGCCCACGAGACTGCGGCGGCACAGGATGACCAGGTGCAGTCATCTAGGATCTGCTTCGCGCCCTTCTGTTGCGCCTCTGCGTCGGAATAGAGTTGCGACTTGACTTTGTACTTCATTACTCCTCCATCCACCTGAGTGGTCCAGTCAGCAACCAGATCAGCGTCAGTCCGCCGAAGAGTGTTGCCATTGTT